CAGCGCAGCCTTCGGAAACGCCGCCGCCACAGGCGCAAGAGCCAGCGCAGCATCTGCCGTCTCGGGCTTGACGAACGGCACATTGGCCTTTCCGATGTTGGTCAACGGCTCGCCGTAGCTGATGCGATCCGCCGTGGTGGCAATGCTTGGCAGGCCAGCCAACTGCGCCAGCATGTTCAGCGGCGGGTTAGCGTATCCTCCAGGCATTGACGGGTCGCGCCTTGTCGCGTAGTCATTGGCCTTGCTAAGCCAGTCGGCCACAAGCGCCGCCAGCGGGTTTCGCGGCGTTGGCTTGACTTGCGCGTCGGCCATGTCAGAACAGGCGCGGCGGGAAATACTGCCGCGGCTTGTTGTAGGTCTCGGAGTTTAGGATTGCCGGCTCGTAGCGGGCCACCGCGCCCATCGTCTGCTTCTCTGCGCGGATCAGGTCAGGCGTGGCGCCGCCGATCATGGTCGGGGCCATGCGCACGGCCAGACCAGCCGCAAGTGCGGCCTTCCAGCCGTCCGGCGTGGTGTAGCTTGTCGTCAGGTCAGCAAATGCCGACATGGCCGAGCGCGTCTGGATCTTGATCGTGTTCCCCGTGGGCACAGGCCACAGGTATACCGTGTTGAGGCCGTCCGACGACCACACGGTAGGCCGGCCGGTCACGCTCGGCTGGTAGATCGTGTTGTACTGCGCCATTGAGATGGGCGACATCTCAAGGTTGTCGGCCGTCGCGCTGACGATCTGATCGCCCGGGTTGATGCTGGCCCAGGAGCCCGAGCCCAGCGTGATCGTCGAACTTGACGCCGTGCCGCTGGTCAGGATGTTCTGGTACAGGAAGTCGTTCTGCGCGTTGAGTTCGTCGACCAGCTCGTTCAGCATCGCAAGGCCGAACGACGCATCATCAGCGTTCAGCGCTTCGCCGGGGCTCAAGCGGTTCAGCCGCCGAAACGCCCCGGTGATGATGTCGGTGGCGGTGAAGATCACGGATCAGCCCAGTTTGGCGATCTCGGCGGCCAGGCGCTTGTCAGACCAGCGGCCATCAACCGTGAGGCCGACCGCCGCGGCCTGGGCCAGCAGCGACTCGCGCTGGGTCTGCTCTTCGGGCGTCTGCGGGTCGTCGGCATGCGTCGGCTCGACGTAGGCCGGCCCGTAGCCAAACGCCGTCAGGGCGATGTGCTCGTCTTCGGTGTTGGCGACGGCGAACCCGACCAGCGGGTCAGGCAACTGCATGTTCAGTGGGTAGCTCATACCTGCTCCTCGGTCCACGAGATGGCGATGTCCAGGCTGTTGCCAGCCGCCGTCGCGCCGCCGTAGTTGATGCACAGCGATTCGGTCGAATCACGCAGCGTCGGCGCCTTCATGTACATCCGCTCGAAGGCGAACACGATGGGCGATGTGCCCACCGATGCCGAAGCCGTCGAGAGGATCATGCGGGCCGTCGAGACGGTGCCCACCGCGGTGCCCAGGCTCGCCGGGTTGACCGAGTAGGCAGAGACGACGGCCGCGGCTGACGACAGGTTCAGCGAATCCATCGGCACCGCGGTGACGTTTGCCGAGGTGCCACCGGAGTTGGCCGTAGACCGCTTGACGATGCTGATCGGGATCGCAGCCGCCGCCGTGGCGATGCCGCTGATCTGGATCTGGTTGATCGTGATGGCCCGCCCAGGCTTGCCAACAATGGTGAAGATGTCCGTCGCCGACGCAGCAGGCGTTGCGCCGCTGATGGCCGCCATGAATGACGCTTTGGCCGGCGGGACGTTCGTGCTCTCTTGTGCCATGTGCACTCCTTGGAAGAAGGGCCAGCACGCGGCCGGCCCTTCTGGTCAAGCCCAGGCCGGGATCAGGACGTGGCGAACGGAGTCGCGGTCGTGCCGGTGGCCACCACCTGACCGTCGATGGCCCACAGCGTGGACGAAATGCAGGTCACGCGATAGCGGTCGCCGATGGTGCCGCCGGTCGTGGTGCCGTTACTCGACAGGGCGCGGATCGTCGTGCCGTTGGCCGGGTAGGCCGTGGCAGTCGTCGCGCCGCTGTTGGCAGAGACCACCGCGCCCACGAGGAACGTCGAGGTGTCGGCGGTGATGATCTTGGCCGCACCCGAGGCAATGGTCGTCTTGACCAAGAACTCGTAGGTCAGGCCGACCGTTTGCGCCGACGCGGTGGGCAGCGTGTAGACCACGCCGGTCGCCGAGTCGAACAGGCACAGGGCGCCGGATTCCTCCGGGGCCAACGTGCGGGTTGCGCCAACGCCGTCGATGACCTGGCGGAATTGGCCGAGCGCGGCCACGGGGCCGCCTGGTTGCAGGCGGGGGATGGTGGGAATGGCTGCCATGATGAGGCTCCTTGGTGTTCAGTCGTTGATCAGTTGGTGCGACGAACGGCGAAGTTCGGCAGCGTCACGGCCGCGCCCCACAGCACGTCGAACCGGCTGATGAACCGGTTGTTGGTGATGTCGAAGCCGCGCACGAACCGCAGGCTGATCGAACCCTCGTCGGCCAGCGAGGCCTGATAGGCCATGTCCATCCCGCCCGGCAGCTCCTGCTTGGGCGACACGAACGTCACGGCATCGCGGTGCCAGATGATGTTGTTCGTGTAGGTCGTGTTGGCCGAGCCGCTGGTGATGGTGATCGCCGCCGAAGTGGCCGGGCGAGCCGTCACGTTCTGGAACGCGCCACCGGCGATGATGGCCGGGCTGATCGCCATCGTCAGGTTGCCGGAACCGTCCGACGACACCGGGCCCGGGGCCGCAGCGGTCGGGCCGACCACCACGAACGACTGCAGAACACCGGTGCTGGCCTTCGTCTCGGGGTTGACCGAGTAGACGCCAGCGATGGTGAACGTGTCGCCCTGGTTCAGGCGAACCGCCGCAGCCGCCGTCCAGCCGTTGGTGATCAGCGAGGTCGTCAGCGCGAACGGGTTGTCCGTCGCGCCGGCATTCACCAGGCCCTGGTTCGCGCCGTTGACCACCGGAGTGCCGCCCAACGGCCCCACGGTGTGCGATGGCACGTTCTGGCTCATGATGAAGTCCAGGCCCAGCGACGTCTTCAGGATGCCGGTCTTGTACTGATCGCCCAACAGCGCTTGGTTGTTGAACAGAGTCGCCAGGCCGGCCACCACCGTCGCATTCGCCCCCGGCTCGATAGCCGCCAAGCGTTGCCCGTCACGCGGCACGCTCATGCGATCCAACGGCACCTGCGCGTTCAGGATGTCGGCCACCGACGCGGGCGGAGTGCCCGGGGTGCCCACCAGCTGATGGCAGCCGTTCTTGATGATCGTGGCGATGCTGTAGTCCAGGATCGCGGCGATCTTCAGGCCTGCCGGCATCAGGTAGCGCTGCTTGAACTCCTTGGAGACGTTGCCGTTGCTGCCGACGGACAAGGCCAGGTCGTTGGACGACACAGCAAAGTCGACGCCGAGTTCGGGCTGCACCGTGACGGGCACGCTCGATTCGGTGATGTCCTGCACGTTGGCCGTCGAGCCGGTGCGATGGGTGAACATGACCGGCCGGCGTGCGTTGACGGTCTGGCCGGGCTTGTACTGCCCCTGCCACTTGTCGTCGTAGTCGGTATTCATGTTGCCCAGGAACGCGCTGGCGTTGTGGGCGATCCGCAGCACCTCGTTCGTGACGACGTTTGCGGTAACAAGTGCGTTTGCCATGATTGCTTCCTTCAGCGCCTCTCGGCGTTAGTCGGTTGCTTGGGGCCGGCTCGGTGGCTACAGCCCCTTGCGTTCTTGCTCGTTGCGCCAGCGAATCCAGGCCTTCGTGTCGCTGGGGTCTGGCGCCCCTGAAACTGCTCCCCGCCCGCGGATGGTCTCCAGCGGAGCCGGGGCCTTGGATGCCTTCGGCTTGTCCTTGGCAGGCTCGGATGCGAGTCGGGCTTCGAGCTTGGCAATGGCCTTGCCCGCTTGCACGGCGCCCATCTTGGCGATGCGCTCGGCTTCGTCGAGGTTGTCGGGGTCTGCCAAAAACTCGATCACCCTGCGCGGGTCGTCGGCCTCGAAGATCGCCTCGGTGGCAGGCTTGGGCCTGCCGCTACGGTCCGCGAGTCCACCGAACGCGTCGTCCAACTCGGACGAGAGTTCGTCGAACTTCTCTTGGCCCCAGGTCTTGGCAAGCGACTGGATCACACCCTGGCGGCGCTCCGTCTCGGCGGCTTGTTCGCGCAGGGTCGGTGCGAGCTTCTCAGCTTCAGCCTTGACCATCTGCGCGATCTGCGCCCGCGTGAGCGATAGGGGTTCGCTATCGTCTGCTGGTACGCGGGTTGTACCAGAGTTTTGCGGATCGCGCAAGCGCGACAGTTCGGCCGCCAGTTGCGCGGCCTCGGCGCGGGCCTCCGCAAGTTGCTTGGTGCGCCGGTCAATGCCGCGCTGCATGCGCCGCCGTTCGCGTTCCTCTGGCGTCAGTTCGACCTTCTTCTCGGCCTCCTCGGTGGTCTCGGCAGTCTCTGCGCCATCGGCCTTGGCCTGGTCGGTCGGCGTGGCCTCAGTGGCTGCGCCGCTTGCCTCTGTGACCTCTGCGGTCTCCGCTGGCAATGCGGTGGTTTCTTCGAGCATCTACATCCTTCGCCGACGCATCACTGCGCTGGGCATTGCGGGCAGCTATTGGGCCGGCTGTCCTGCGGCTGTTGATCAGGCCAACGCCAAACTCGCAAACGACCCGAAAGCCCCATTCGAGCCGCCGTTGATCCCGCCGATGTCCTCGACGGCCGCAGGCGTCAGCGCGGTGATGCCCGCGTAATCGCTGGTGTTGGGCGTGGCGGCCACGCCGCCGATGGACATCGTGATGCCCGTGGTGCTGCTGATGCCGATCAGGAATTCGACTGCCGTGCCAGCGACGGGCGTGTAGGTCGCTGTGCAGTCGTAGTTGGTCCCGGCCCTGCGCTTTCGCCACCGCACGGTGGTGTTGGCGATGGACAGCTCAAGGTAGTTGCTGGCGTCCTGATACAGGCCCCACAGCACCTGCCGCTGCTGCATCACGCCCTGGCTCGGGGTCCAGGTGAAGCGGCGAGTGATGTTGTTCTGCAGTGTGCCGCCCCACGGCCGCTGCGACCGGCTGGCCGTGCGCGTGGTGTTGGCGGCGTTGCCTCTGGTGAGGATCGGCGACGACAGGCTGGCCGTGGCGGTTGCGCCGTTGGTCGTGTCGTCCGTCCCCTGCAAACCGGCCTGCTCCATCTGCATCAGCACGACGTAAATCTTGACGCCGGACGACAGGGCGAACGTGACCCGGCTGTCGTTGTTGGCCGAGGTGCCGGACCAGACAGAGCGGACGTAGGACGTTGTGCCGGTGATGCTGGCCGGACTGCCATGAGCTTTCAGCACCATCGTCGGCGCGCTGGCCCCGGCCGGACGCCGAGCAAACACCGACACATTGGTCAACCTGGCGCCGGCTCCGTTCGAGACGTTGGCCCCGAAGTCGAACGATGCCGAGGCGCCCCCGGCGTCCAGTTGGAACACCAGGCCGCTCGGGCTGATGTAGCCCAGGCCATCGGTCACCAGTTGCTGGCGGTCGCTGACCACGCGGAAGGTCGCCGATCCGCCGGTCACGGTGAACCCGAAATCAGCGCCCGTGCCCTTGTACCAGTACAGCCGCCGGCCATTGTCGGACCCGGCGTAGCTGGCATCCGCCGAAGGAGCGGCCGTCAGCGGGATCGTCACGGCGCGTTTGCCCTCGGCGCTGTTGTACGTGCCGCCGCTGCTCGGGATGCTGACCGCGCCGCTCGTCGTCGTGGCGTGCCAGGTGCCGTCGTTGAGCTCGATCAGGATCTGGTCGCCGCTGGCCGGCACGCGCATGATGCGCACCACCGTGCCAGACGCGAACGTCGCCAGCGCAACCGAGGAGGTCATGCTGTTGGCGGTGATGCTGGAGAACGTCAGCGGACCGTAGGTTGCCGCCGTGGTCCAGATCCAGTACGTGTCCTGGCTGTTGATGCCAGCGGCCGTGAAGCTCGTCGTCGAACTGCTGACGACGTTGGTGGTGACGGTGAGCGCGATGTCGCTGGCGGCCACCATCATGTGGCTGGCGCCCTCGATGTAGGCCGTGGTATTGCCCGACCTGACGCCGGCCACGCCGAGCGCCGCACCGGTCGTCGGGTCGTTGCACGCGCCGCTGATCTTGCCCTGCCCGATGCCCCCAATGGCGGTACTCGAGGAGGTCGAAATCGGCGTGTTGACGCCCTGGTGCAGATTGGTCGCGGCCGGCTCCATGAACAGGCCCGACATGCCGGTCAGCGTGGTCCCAGAGGCGTCCGTCAGTTCGCCGATGTACAGGCTGGCGTTGATCGTTGCCTTCAGTGTGCCGAGGGCCGAGAACGTCGCCACGCCTGTCGGGTTTGACCGGCTGGTGCCCCGCGTCGTGTCCTTCCACGCCCAGGTCGGCGTCGGCCCGCACGGGATGTACTCGCTCGGGATCAGCGCATTCTTCTCGCCGCTGACGTCCTCAAGCTGGACCAAACATTCGTTGAATGTCTGGATTGCGGCCGGCGCCGGGTGGATGCGGATGCCAAAGGCCTGCAGGTCCGAATCCATGAGGAACGTGCTGGACAGGACGTGGTATTTGGCGTCAGCCGTCAGCACGTACCCGGCAGCGGTGCCATTGTTGGACTCGCTCGGCGCAAAGTTGTTGTCCAACGGCCGGGTGTACATGTTGACGTTCGTCGATCCGCTGACGTACTTGACGCCGATGCGGACCGTGTAGGTCGTGCCGGACGGGATGTTCCCCCGAATGGGCTGGTTGGTGACCAGCGCGCCCTGCCAGTAGCCCGAGTAGCCGTAGACGTAGGTGCCGTAGTTCGTGACGCCTGGGTTGACGTTCTGCAGCGCGTAGACCGGCGTGCCGTCGTTGTAGGTGTCGAGGACGGTCGATTGCGTGCCGTTCGTGTCGTCGAACCGCACCCACGGCGTGGGCGAGCTCGGCGTGTCGCTGTTGACCGCCCAGTTGACGATGGCCCGCGACCCCTGGAAGCCTGGCATGTTCGCCAGCAGGGGATACCAGGTGGATTGGTAGTCCACCACGAACCGGTAGGCCGATCCCGTGAAGTTGAATGTGCCGGTGGTGGTCGTCAGCGCCTCAGCCACACCGGCCGCGGAGGCACCGCTAAAAGATTCGTAGGTTGTGGTGGTCAGCGCATAGCGCTGGCCTCCCGCGACGTTGTAGGTGGCCCCGGGAATCAGCGCCCCGGCAGTCACCAGTGCGTTGAACGCAGCAGCCGTCAGCCTCGTCTGATTTGCCACCACCGCGGCAACCTGCGTGGTTGACAGGCCGATGCCGTTGGGCGCCGTGTCGTAGTCCAGTACGGCGGTTTGGTTGTTGATTGTTGCCGTGGCCCCCTCTTTGAATGGCCCGTATCGCCTGCGCAACGGGAGCGGGCCGATGTTGTCGTTGATCTGCGGATCGACGGTGGGCGTGATTGCGATGGACGCAAACCCGCCATTTGTGGCGATCTCGATGTACCCCTCATCACCCACCGTGACAGTGGTGCTTTGCCCTGCGGCCAGTTGCGTCATTGCGGCGCTCCTTCGGTTGTTTCCCCGGGCTCGCCCGCGGCTTCCATTTGTTCAATTTGCGGCATTTCGGCCGCCTCATGCTGCACTGAGCCATCAGGCCCCGTCCCGTCCATCGGCAGCGCTTGCGGCTGCCAAGCTCCAGGCCCCGGCTGCGGGTCGTCGTCGCCCGGCAACGGACTGGGGCTTGACAACATCTGGTTGATCAAGTCGCGGGTCACTGCCTCGATCTGGTCGACGTTGGCCCCGGTCACCTTCAGCCGCGCCGTCTCGGCGTTGTAGGCCTCGATGTCCAGCTCACGCTCGCGCACTTCGGCCAGCCGCTTGGCGTCCGCCGTGGCCTGGATGGCCCTGTCGGCATCTTCCTGCGCGTCGTGCGCGTGCTGGATGGCCTCCTGTAGGGCCTGCTGGCACTGCTGCAGGGCTTGTTGCGCCTGCTGCACTTGGTGAGCCAACTGCGCCGGGTCGGGCCCCTGGTCATGGCCCTCGGGCTGCAGGATCGCTTTGACCGGCTCGGGCGCCATCGCGGACATCGCCTGGGCGAACTTGTCGGCGCCTGGGAAATCCAGCGTCTGCGCCCAGAACGGCGCAACCACTGGCGCAAGCGTCGGATTGCCGCGCATGATCTCGGCAAACGCTGCATTCGTCTGCGTGCGCTGCGTCGAGTAGCTGGCACCGACCACCACGCGCACGCCGTAGGTTCCGACGCTCGGGTTGATCGAGACGCCATCCGGCCCGCGGACAAACGCCTCCTTCTGGTCGGGGTCAAACGTCACATGGCCGGCCGAACCATCCACACCAAGGATCGCCGCCTTGCGCTTCGTGTCGGCCAGTCGCGCATCCATCTGCATCACGATGTTGCCGACCTGGCCAAGACTGGCGGCCAAATGCGACGGGAAGTGCGCGTTCGACGCCTCGCCCTGCTGCTTGCGGCCCTCGATGGCCACGCCTGACGTCTCGTTGCTCGGCGCCCCCAGGTTGGCCTGATACATGCCCACTGCGGCCTGGATGTCGCGCAGCGCCCGCTCGGCGCCGGCCTCATGGTTCGTCAGGTTCGATGCCGCATTGACCCGCGTCGGGGCTGCGATCGGACCATCCTCGTCAATGTCGTTGTAGGGCAGCCATGCCCGCGATTGCGTCGATGCCCGGTCCCACAGTTGTTCGGCGCCGGCTGCGGCCCGTTTGCTCAGCAGCCAAGGCGCCTTCGGTGCGGTGGCGATGTAGGCCAGCTGCTCGCTGATGTGGTAGTTGTAGGCCTGCTGCGGGTTGCGCGCCCTGCGCGGAATGCCGCAGTAGCGCATGCGGCCATCGGAGAACCCGACGTAGCCGTACACCGGGATGATGCCGATGCTGTCTGCCTGGTACTCGCCAGGCGTGCCATCCGGGTTCGTGATCTCCTCCAGCACATCGACGCCGGACATGCGGCGCCAGCGCACCGACATGGACTTGTCGACGTAGGTGCGCGGCTCTTCGGGCTGCGGCGGGATCAGGCCCTGCTGGTGCTGCTCCCAGAACTGGTCTTCGGTCGTGGCAATCTCGTTGCCGTCTGCGCCGACGTAGCAGATCATGTTGCGGCTGATCGGCTCTTTGAACCACTGCTCGGCCACCAGCACCGACTTGCGGTTGTCGTCTCGCCGGGTCGCCTCGGGTTCGCCGAAGTCCTTCGGGGCTTTGCCCTTCCAGCGGCGCTCGAACTCGCGCACGCTGACCGGCGTCAGGATGAAGCCGAAGTTCGCGTCTGCGCCGTCCGTCTCGATGCTCCACGGATCGAACACCACGCGCAGCGGGTCGGGCTCGCTGCTGATGCGCGGCTCCTGCCAGCCGAGAGCGCGGTCGACGTACTCGGGCCGCACCACCAGATAGCCCACGCCCGCCCTGGCCGCGCTGGTCAGCGCCCGCGTGTAGTGCTGGCTGGCCCTGCTGGCATGCTCGATGTGCCTGAACCGGCCGTCGATCTGCTCGGCGGCCTTCTTGTCAGCCCCGCCACCCACCGGGATCGCGTGGATGCTCGGCGTCTGCTGCTCGATCTGGCCGGCCACGTTGGCGACGTACTGCCCCGTCTGATCCATGACGAGGCAAGGCCGCTTGCCGCCCGGGTCCGTCTCACGCGAGATGCGGACGACTGAATCCCACTGCTGCGGGTTCGACGGGTCCGAGAACTCCAAGTCCTCGGTGATCTGCTGACGCTGATCCCGCTGGGCATCGAGAGCCTCGGTGTAAAGGCGCTGAGCCTCCTGCAGGATGTCGCTCATTTGATCGGCGCCTCACGGCGTTAGATGCGGGTACACCTCGCAATCTGCGGGGTGTGCGATGTCGGGGCGCACGGTAGCACACGAATCGCGGAATTGCAAGCCTTACATGGGCGCGCCCTGGGCGGCGCTCTGGGTGTAGTCGTATGCCTGCCGCACAGCGCCAGCCCTGCGCGCCCCTTCGCAGGCGTATCGCAGCGCGTCGATGACATGGTTGTTCTTGTCTTCGAGGATCGGGATCGGCTTGCCCGTGTCCTTGTCGCGCTTGTAGGCGTAGGTCGACAGTTCGTCGATGGTGTGCACGCAACGCGGATGCACGATGACCTCAAGGCCCTGCAGGAATGCGACGCCCTCTTCCAGGCTCTTGGCGCCCTTCACGGCCGAGGCGATGCGCGGGAACCCGTTGCGCTTCATGTAGCTGATCGTCTCCGGCCTGGCGCTGTCTGCGGTGATCGGCCACCGCTCTGCCTGCGGCACCGTCATGAACAACTCTGGCAGCCGGTCGATCTCGCAGCCGACCTGATACGCCTCGTAGTCGATGAACAACCGCCGGCCCTGCAGGTAGCAGCGCACCAGAACAGACGGGTCAATGCTGAATCCCCAGTCCGCCCCGTAGCGGAACAGGGCGCCCTCATCGGTGTCGAACTCCTCGACGCGCCAGTTGCGGAAGACCAACGAGTCGCCGGCCTCCCGATATTTGCCGAGCCAGATGTGCGCGTACTTGGCCGGATCGCGGCTGCGCTTGTCGTGCTCCATCTCGGCGCGCAGCACGTCGGGGAACCACGGGTTGTCGGCGAAGTTCGCCTCAACAACGATGGAGTCCTTTGGCGGGTGACCGCCGCGGAAGAACTGATCAACCGCATCGGTCGCGTTCTGTGGGTTCCAGCTTGCCCAGATTTGCGACCCAGGCTCGCGGATCGTCGGCCGCAGTTTGTCCCACGATTCTTGGCTAACCGCTTGCGCCTCTTCAACCCATGCGCGGCGGAATCGGGCCAGCGACTGGATCGAGTCGGCCGTGTGCTGCTGCAGGCCCTCGAAGATCGTGACGCAGCCATTGCGCCCGAGGATGCGTCGGTCCTGCACCTCGAAATAGGCCCCGGCGTTCATGCTGCTGATGGCCGCCTCGATCTCGCGCTTGACGCTGAATTCCAGCGACTTTTGCACCTCGCGCAAGCAGACAGCGTCGACTGGCTCTGCAATCTGCTCTTCGACCAGTAGGCCGGCGAAGAACCGCGATTTTCCAGACCCGCGCCCGCCAAATGCCGCCTTGTAGCGGGCAGTGGCCAGCAGCGGCTTAAACACCCGCGCCGTCTGGATGCGCAGTTCGCTCACGGTTTCGGGTCCACCACTTCGCGGACGATTCGGTCGAAAACGTGCTCGCCATTCGGGCCTGGGCCTTTGATCGTTAGCGGGAGCACTTTGCCCACCAGCGTGAGGAATGCTGCCGCTGTGCGCGGGTCTTCCGCCTTCGAGGCGAGGTAGTCCTGGCCTCCGACTTGATCCAGCGCGCCAAGGATCATCGACTTGAGTTCGCCGGTCACCTTGTTGACCGAGCCCTTCTTGCGCCCCATTCCAGCCGCTGGCGGCTTGCGCTTGGCAACAGGGGCCAATTCTTTGCTGTCAGCCATCATCGTCTCCCTGTTCCAATCACCGCCCTCTGATACACCAGCATGGCCGCATCTCGCGCATGCTCATTCGTGCGCTCGGCCCAGCCTGTCGCCTGGCGGAACCGCTCGGCCGTCCACTTCGTCGCGCCTGCCTGCGGCTTAAGCGACAGCACTGGGCATCCGAGGTCCGCGAGGAAGTCCGCCCAGATGGTGCAGTCCCGCTTGATCGAGCCGGCGCCCTGAAGCGCTTCGGCGCCTTTCGATCCGAACCAAACGCGCAGCCTGGCGTCTTCGATGACCAGCGTGTGCAGCTTGCCGTCCAGCCATGCGCGTTGAACGTGCTGCATGGCGTGGTGGATCTTCATCGAGGTCACGACCGCCAAACGCTTCTCGGTCGCGTCCCAGGTCGCGTAGCCGGTTGTGGCGCCGGGGTCGATGCCGATCAGGAGCATGCCGCCTCCACCACCCGCTTGTGTGACTGCCCGCGCCTGATCCGGCTGGCCGTCTGCACAGCGATCCCGTACTGCGCCGCCAGGGCTGTCGCGGTCGTCGTGGCCGGTGCGCTGCGGATTGCCAACACGACCTCTGGCGGCGTCGGCGTGATCCCGGCGGCGGCCATCATCGTCAGTTGGTTCGCCCTGCGCTGGTCGAT